AAGTGAAATCAAATCCAATTGCTCACAGAGAGTTTATGCGAATTAAAAAACTGCTCAAGGCAATCCAAAAGGACGACGACTTGAGCGGCAACATAATCAACACCCATTGTTTACTTCATGCTGAGTGCAAAGAATTCGAGATAATGAAAACTCAGCTTTACGAGGACGTGGGCGAGCTCAGCGATGAATACAAAAACGGAAACATAGAATTCCTTGAATACTCAGAGCGAAAATGCAAGCTACAAGACAGGATTTTTGCCTGTGATAAAAAGGTCATGGAAAAGCGAAAAATGATCTTGGACATAAGCAAAGAAAATATTATGACAATCCAGTCAGCCCTTAGGTCCATACCCAAAAAGCCAACAGACGAAACTGCCGACGATCCCATGGCTCGCCTTTTAGGTGGTGGCTAATGTGTTCGACAATGAAAAGGCCCTCCGCGCAGTAAATTTCATCGAACTTCTAAAACACACTAAAGGCAAATTCAGAGGCAAACCTTTTAAACTTCTTCCCTGGCAGCACGAAATTATATCCGATGTTTACGGCACCATGAACGACAGAGGAACAAGACAATATCAATATGTTTACCTGGAGGTTCCAAAGAAAAACGGCAAGTCTGAACTTGTTGCAGCAACAGCCCTGTATCACACCTTCGCAGATGGTGAGGCAAAAGGCGAAATATACGGCTGCGCTTCAGACCGCGCCCAAGCATCCCTTGCCTTTGATGTTGCAGTTGATATGGTTGACCAAAATCAATATCTAAAAAAACGTTGCAAGTACACGGCCAGCAAAAAGCAAATCAAGGACAAATTGTCTGGATCTGTTTACCAGGTCCTTTCTGCCGAAGCATACACCAAGCATGGACTTAACCTTTCAGCTTGTATCTTTGACGAACTCCACTCTCAGCCAAACCGGGACTTATGGGACGTTATGACGTTTGGTTCTGGTGACGCAAGGGAACAGCCTATTTGGTGGATTATTACAACTGCAGGCGACGATCCAGACCGCAACTCTATAGGTTGGGAGATACACGAAAAAGCACAGGAAGTAATAAGCGGAGAAAGACTTGAACCTCGTTGGTACTGTAAAATATATGGGCTTCCGGAAGATCAGGACCCTTGGGATGAAGATAATTGGTACAATGTTAATCCTAGTTTGGGCCACACAATCGAAATAGAAACCGTAAGACAGGCGGCTCTTTCTGCTCGCAATAGCGAAAAGGAAGAACGCCTTTTTCGTTGGTTGCGACTTAATCAATGGGTAAGCCTAAAGCAAATAGGTTGGCTTCCTTTAACTCTTTGGGATACCACAGTCGGTAAATGGAACCCGTCTGAACTCGTAGGTAAAAAATGCTATGCCGGACTTGATTTGTCCAGCACAACAGATTTGACAGCCCTGGCGTTACTATTCCCGCCACAGGATGATTTTCCAGACTGGCGAATAATGTTTGAAGCCTGGATTCCTGAGGACAAAATGAAAGAACGAATTCAACGTGACAATGTGCCTTATGACAGATGGGTAAAAGAAAAATATCTCCACACCACACCAGGGGACGCTGTGGACTATGACTTTGTTGAGGCGCGAATTATCGCGGCAAGCAAGCAATACAAAATGGAAGCCCTCTGCCCGGACCCATGGAACAGCCAAATGTTAACTCAGCGCCTGAGTAAAGAAGGAATCCCGATAGTCGTCATTCCGCAGAACATGGCAAGTATGTCACCGGCAATGAAGGAAACCGAACGCCTGCTTAGAACTGGCAATATGACACATGAATCAAACCCTTTGGCCCGTTGGTGCTTTGGCAACGTCAACATTGCGACGGATGGCAATGAAAACATAAAGCCTATGAAAAACAAGTCCAAAGACCGGATTGACTTGATTGTAGCAATGATTAATGCAATGGCGCGGGCGTTTATCGTTGAAAAAAACTATTGCCCCTACAACGAAAACCGCGGCATAATCATGCTTTAAAAGGTGGTGATAATCCTGAAAATATTCGGATTTATTAAAAAAAATAAAGATAAACTTCCAAATTTAAACGATTTATTAATTTTATTTGGACTCATCATGGCGGGCAAAGGATTGTATCTGATCTATAAGCCTGCCATGTGGTTGTTATGTGGAATCTTTTTAATTTATATGGGTTGGCCAAAAGGGACGGTGAAGTAATTGGCTATATTCGGAAACCTAATTGAATTACGGGGCAGGATTGTTGAAAGCCTTCCGCGACCTTATGACGAGGACGCATGGAGGGCTTATTTAGTGGGCAAGGGTTATGCCGTGACTCATTCAACAGCCTTGAGGGTAGCGGTAGTCATTCGCTGCGCCGATCTTGTAGCAAAGACAATGGCAAGCCTTGGCTGTCACCTATACAAAGAGTCTGCCAATGGAAAAGAACGGGCAAGAGGGCATCCACTGTATAAGCTCCTGCGTTACTTGCCAAATCAGGACACAACCGCTTATGAATTTTGGCATTTTTATGTATTTAATTTAATGCTGACCAAAGGAGCCTATGCCAAAATAGTCCGTGACCAAAACGGATTTATCAAAGAGCTTTGGAACATACCAACAAACAGAGTTCGAATGGATCGTAATTCTGCAACTGGCGAAAGATATATTGACGTTGTTTACCACGACGGAACCGGAGAAAGAATTTACTCCGGTAATTTTATGTATACTCCCGGCCTTAGATTTCAAGACGAAGAAGATCCGCACGATTTTATTAAGATTGCTGCCGATGTTCTTGGAATTAGCATGGCACTTAACGGGTATGCTAAGGATTTTTTTGAAAACGGCGCTAATATGGGTGGTTTCGTGGAATATCCTGGGGCAATCAACACTGAGGCATTTAATAGATTTCGGTCTGATTGGGACAAGGCATATTCAGGGGTAGCAAATCAACACAAATGGGCAATTCTCGAAGGTGGGTTTAAACTTACTAAGTTTGATAGTAAGCCGGAAGAAGCTCAGGCGTTAGAGTCAAGAAAGTTTGAGATTCTTGAAGTCTGCCGAATTATGGGGGTTCCTCCACACAAGGCATTTGATTTAGACAGGGCTACCTTTTCCAATATTGAGCATATCAACATTGAGTACAATCAAGAAACAATTAGCCCAATGGACGAACGACTTACTCAAACAATTTACAAGGACTTGCTGACAATACTTGAACAAAAAAAGCACTTTGCGAAGTTTAACACAAACAAGCTGCTCAAAGGAGATACGGCATCGAGGACATCATATTACAACACCATGAGACAAAATGGAGTTTTTAACACAAACGACATAAGAGAACTTGAGGATCAAAATCTTATACCAAAAGAAGAAGGCGGCGACACTTATTTAGTTAATGGCAACATGATAAGCCTGAAAAATGCTGAAAATAATCTGCCAAAAGCAATGCAGAAAGGAGGCGCGCCAAACAATGGACAAGGAAATCCGGTCACTGACAACGGAATTGGAAATAAGGGAGCAACAGGAGAACCAAACTAAAACCATTGCCGGATATGCGGTCAAATGGGGTCAACCATCTAGTCCAATTGGGGGAATGTTCGAAGAAAGATTCGAACGGGGAGCCTTTGCCGAAAGCCTTAGAAACGACAAACAGAAAGCATTATGGGCGCATGATATGGGGCGCGTCCTTGCAAGCACTACAAACAACACTCTAAGAATGGTAGAGGATGGCGTTGGGTTAAGGTTTGAGGCTGACCTGCCAGACAATACATGGGGAAATGATGCTTATATATCAATCAAACGAGGAGACATCGAAGGTGTCTCTTTTGGTTTTAGGGCCCCAAAAGAAGGTAATATTTGGGACGATTCGGACCCAAAAATTATAAGAAGAACAGTCATAAAAGCAAGGCTGTTCGAAATATCGCCAGAACCTTTTCCTGCTTACCCACAGTCTGAGGTGCAGGCCAGATCATTAGATAAAGCATATCAGGAATACAGGACGGAAACCCCGGAGCCTGTTACTGATGACGAATCTGACGAAGGCAAGCCTGACACTTTAGTAGAGCAGAGGAAGGAATTCCATAATCTCAAATTAAAAATTTATCAAACATATGAGGAGGATATATAAAATGGCATTAGATGGCAAAAAAATAATAGAACTCAAGCAAGAGAGAGCGACCCTTGTAACCTCTATGCGCTCGCTAATGAACGAATACGAGGGCAAGGAAATGGAGCAGGAAAAGCGGGACGAATACAACGCAATGGAAACCCGTTTTGATGTTCTGAATACTGATATTATTCGCGAAGAGCGCCAACTTGAAAGAGAGCGTATTGTTGGCGAAAGACAAGAAGAACAATCAGAACGGAGTAAAGAAACTGACACCGAAAAAGAAATTCGCACAGCTTTCAATAGGTACATCACAGAAGGATCAGGTCAAGCGATGGCTGAGTATCGCGCCTTGGCTCAGGACAACCCAACCCAGGCCGGATATCTTGTACCGCCTGAACAATACGTCAGTGAACTTATCAAAGAACTGGCAGATGCAACCTTTATGCGCCAGAAAGCAAGAGTCCTTCCTCCGCTAAAAGGTGCTCAATCCCTTGGCTATCCAACTCGTACCGCAGGAATGAGTTCTTTTGCATGGGGAACCGAGATTCAGGCACCGACAGCAGATACCTCACTCGCCTTTGGCAAACGGGAATTCAAGCCAAGGCCAGGAACTTCCGAAATTCTTGTTTCCAAGACTCTTATTCGTAATGTATCCAATGCCGATGCCCTTGTTCGCTCAGAAATAGCTGAAGAAATTTCCGGTGCATATGAAACCGCATACATGACAGGTAGCGGTTCAAGCGAGCCGCTTGGAGTATTTACCGCCTCTGATGATGGCATTCCGACTTCTCGTGATGTGTCAACCGGCAACACCGCAACAGAAATTAAGTTCGATGGCCTTTTCGAAGCTAAATATGCAGTCAAAGACAAGTATCAAACTGGATGCGAATGGATCTTCCATCGTGATGGCATTAAGAAAATTGCCAAACTGAAAGACGCTAATGGTCAGTACATTTGGCAGGCATCCGTCGTCGTCGGGACCCCTGATATGCTCCTGGGCAAGCCGGTAAACAGCTCTGAATATGCGCCTAATACGTTTACAACTGGTTTATATGTCGGACTGTACGGCAACCTGAAAAACTATTGGATTGTTGACAGTTTGGCAATGGAAATTCAAGCACTTTTTGAACTTTACGCTCGTACAAATCAGGTTGACTATATCACCAGGATCGAAACCGATGGCGCGCCTGTAGTTTCCGCAGCTTTTGCCCGTGTCAAATTAGGTTAATTCCCGGCGGCCTTAGCGCCGCCTTATTAATTAAAATTGGAGGGAAAGCAAATGATTGAATCCTTATTGAAAGCATCAAAAATTGATAAAGTCCTAGTCGCAACCGTAGCTGGTACAAGCGACACTCTGACTGGCGATATTCTCGACCTTCAAGACTGCGATAGCGTAATGGGTATTGCCATCTTAGGCGATGTGACAAATACTGCAGTCGTAACCCTGAAGGCTTATACAGGAGATGAAGCGGCTCTTGGTGATGGCGCATATGAAACCGTGACTGCAACAGTGACCGCAACCACTACCAGCGCAGATGATAAGCTTTTGGTTCTCGATATCGTCAAACCTGGTAAAAGATATTGCCGTTTTGATGTGGTTAGAGCCACAGCAAATGCTGTTGTGGATGGAGTTATCGGCATTAGGTATAATTTCAGAACCATCCCGACTACTCAGCCAAGCGATGTAGTTGACAGTGACATTTCCGTAAACTAAGCGATTGGAGGAATTAAGCAATGGCAATACCAAATGGATATAATGTGGTGCCTAACTTTAGGTATTTAGAGCAAATTGCTGGCGCAACTGGATCTGCTGGCAATGTATATTATGTTGATAGTGGAACTGGTGCGGATACAGAAGATGGTCTTTCTTGGGAAACAGCCCTGGCAACGCTTGACGCGGCAATAGGTAAATGCACCGCTAACAATGGCGATATTATTTTTGTGGCTCCTGGACATACGGAAACATGGACAACTACCGGGGCAAAAGTCGTTGGGGATATTGCCGGGGTAACCGTAATTGGTTTGGGCCAAGGTTCAGACCGCCCGACTTTTAGCTTTGGCCACACTGGTACAACTTGGGCTATTAGCGCAGCCAATGTCACTCTAGTCAATCTGCTTTTAGTATCTGCCGTAGACTCAATTACCACATTCGGCACAATCTCAGGAGCGGATTGCACCCTGCTTGACATTGAAACCAGGGACACTACAGACATTGAGGCTATTGACACATGGATTGTCACTGGCGATAGATTAATTGTTAAGAATTATTTCCACAACGGCTATACAGGCGGTAATGCCAATGCTCGAGTTTTTAAAATGAACGGCGTTGACAATGCTCTGTTTGAGAATTGCCGCTTTATGACCAAAGTTACTACTGGCGTTATCAATTTTGTAACTACTGCATGCACCAACATTGTCGTTAAAAACTGTGATTTCTTGGTTACAAGCACAACTGATCTCTCCAAAAACATCGTTGCAACCATCGGCAGCAACACGTGGGAAGCCAATAACTGCTTCGACCTTGGCGCTGGATGTTCATTCTCCGGTGGTTCGGGGGCAGCGGTTCAAAAAGACGATGTTGGAGCAGTAACAGCATTGATTGGCACACCGGCAGGCGCTTCCGTTTCCGCAGATATTGCAGCGGTAAAGGCGGCAGTAGATGCGGTAGATGATTATGTTGATACAGAAATTGCAGCAATCACCACAAAACTCGCAAAGCCAACCGGCGACGCAGCGGCTGACGCAACGATCTCTGACGTAATTGGTATCAAGGCCGACACTGTTGGTGGCACATCAATCGTAGCATTGGCAAAGCAGGCCATTGCAGCAATCGGTGTTGTTGATGGACTTCTGGACGTACCAACCGAAGACCTCGCAACGGATGCAACCATAAATCAAGTTGTTGGTAAGAAATCCGACACAGTCGCAGGGACATCTTTGGTGGCACTGTCAAAACAAGCCATTGCTGCCTTGCTGGTTAATTACAATATCCTTAATGGCGTAACGACTAATACTGCAGCCGTTAAACGGGAGGCTGGAAGAACTCAAGTCTTTACAAAGGCCATTACCTCCGCAGCAAATGCCGGAGCCGTAACACTGGCTACTATTACTGGGCAGGCATGTACCATTAAGTCAATTTCGTTGACCGCTGATGGAGTCACAACTGCCGATTTAACAAGTGCTGCTATCACGGGTGGCGCAGCGGGCGCAATCGAATTTATTAGCGCAGCCACG